TGTCCTTAGCCTCGCCCACATCAAAGTTGTAATAAGAGGCAATCTTAGTAAACCAAATTGAATCTGGCTGCGCTAATGTTCCACCAAATACCAATCTGTTTTCATGGAATGTAACCGCTGAAGGGAAGCCCCGAAGCGATGAATAAGACTGCTCATCCCAAGATGTAGTCGGCGCATGTGTTGTTATATCTGGTGTACCACCACCAAGCTCAGAAGCATTAGCGTTTGAGCCAGCAGTAAATGTAAACTTATCATCGCTAAGAACAGAAGCTACGGTGCGAGACCCGTTAAGTTGGTTTATTGAAATGCCACCAATAGTTCCTGAGTTTGATACCGTAATCGAATTGCCAACAGACAATCCATGATTTGCCAGTATAACCTCAACAATGTTTGAGCCCTCATTGGTCTTCACAGAGTTTGCGCTAAGAGTAACCTTTAAGGAATCAAGGATATCACCAGTCGCAACAGTAGAGCTTGTTACGCCGGTAATCTCAATCTCATTGCCGTTGTATCTAACAGTTGTGCCTACATGCTTTGACGGGCTGCTTGTATCCCAATACGCCCCGCTAGTTGTTAGGGTAACCCCGCTGCCGCTAGACGCAGACGGATCAAGTGTCATACCGGCAGACTGAAACTTGTAGTAAGGCTGATAAACCTTTGTTGCATCAGACTTCTGGTCAAACTGAAATGACTCAACCTGAAATGTAGTAAGCCCCGTTCTAACAAGTTGCTGTGGCACAAATGTTGGGTGAGCTAAGAACATAACATCACCAGCTTGGGCGTATGTATATTCATGCAGATAGTTATGATCGAATGGTAGGGTTGCACTGTTTACGTTCACAGTGATTGTTTGGATCAATGAGACAGCGCCGGTCGATGGACTTATCTGAAAGACACGAATCTTCTCATGCTCTAAAGAGATAATATACTGCTCGTCATCAGAGAATATAAAAGGCAATAAGCGGCTCTGTTGCCGCTTTGATGTGTTGATTGCTATGTCATACTGGTAAATATTTTTTAAACCAGATCGCTTAATAACACCGCCCTCAGATCGGAGAAAGAAGTTCTCAACGCGCTGCGCGGATTGATTGTAGATTGGCGTGTCAGTCCTAGAATACAAAGAGGGGCTAACTTCACCAAACTGGAAGTTTGTTAGTGGAACCTTAACCTTCTGCATTATGTACGCCTATTTGATATAAACCGACTTGTGTTTAGCTTTCGTGTTGTTTGCTGCTGCGAATCTAAGCTTCTAGCTTTTATCATAAAGATCTGAGCTTGCTGTGCCATTAGTCCAGCCAACCCTTGATCCCTTGCTAATCCAACAGCAAAGACTGCCGCTAGTTCATACTGAACAGCTACAGTAAAATATGAAGGCCAGTCCTGCTCTTCAGCGCGATATGTGTAGTCAAGCACTAGCTCAGAAGATGCAGCCTCATCGCAGAATAGTTTGTTTCCATATGTCTGATACTGAATGGGAGTATCGTTTACAGTAACGGCATGTGTCATTAACCAGCCACTAGGAAGCTGATACGCCGCATCATAGCGTCCAGTTGGTGCTTCACTTAATCTGTTTAGAACAACCTGATTCGTTGAGAAACGCCAACGACAGTTTACCAGCGCAGAGCGAGCAACGTCTTCATACATGTTAGATGCAATTAGAGCTTCGTTGTTTCCATCATCAAAAGAAGTAATTGGCTCAGCACCAATAAGGATTAGAGCGCGACTACAAACATCTATTGGTGAGCTTGCGTGTGTACTGGAAACTGCCATGTCTAACCCTCTGAAAGAGAGAAGGGGGCCGAAGCCCCCGACCCTTTAGTTGTTGTCTAAGACTTCGTAAACACCGTTGTCATCAATAACAACAGAACCCATAGACATCATTGATGTCGCAAGGTGTGACACTTTTTGTGGCACATAGTTTACTTCAGTCGTGACATCAGAGTTTACGCCAATGCCAACTGCTCGCATGTGGTACGCAAAGTTCTTACCACCAGCTACCGCAGACGTTGAGAAGATCTTGAAGCCCAAGAATTCTTTCATTGTCATGCCGCCAGCAAACGGTAGGTTTTGTGGACCAACAAAGTCAGATGATGCAAACTCATTGATGTTAAACAAGTCAGCAAAACCAGCAGGGGCCATAGCAATATAACGCTGTCCGTCTTCTGGAATGTCAGCAGAACCGAATGTTTCAAAGATTGAAAGCAAATCAGCTTTTGCCAAAGCACCAGTAGTGTCAGCAATCTGAGTTGAGTTAGCACCAGCATCCATTGCTGTTGTGATAATCTCATCAGTTTTGCGACCCAATGCAGAAGCAGCAGACTCAGCAACAGCTTGACGCTCGTTGATATTGATTTTCAACTCATCAAGTTTGTCGATGTATTCCGCAGCATAGAAGTCTGCCATGGTTGCTTCAACGTTGGTGTGCGCCAATTCCATTGCGGTAACGTCACCATTGCGTGATTTAGTTGATGCTGCACCGGCTCCAATTTTTTGGAAGCGAGCGACAGAACCAGTCACATTTGTTGAGCGAATAGTATTGCGAAGCTTGGAACCCATGCGCTGATAAGCAAGATGCACATCGGTTTCAAACTGTTTGATAAAGGCTTGGTCGATTGTATTAGCCATTTTACAGTTCCTAAGTTGTTGTTACGGGCATCTGGGTATCCGCTTGGCATCATCAACGAAGGTATCCTATTGGGCTTCTCAGTGCATTACGGGCCGTGATGTTTCATGTGAAACATAATTTTTCGCAGGATTGCAACGCACAAATTCAACATATTGTGCATTTTTATAATCAGAGATGCCAACAGGCTCGAATCCAAGCCATGCTGCCCAATTCAACATTGACTCATAATCAGCCTGAATTGTCATAGAAAGCATAGGGTATGATCTATCAAAAAAATTTATCAACATCTTTGAGCCGCGAGCAAGAACAGTAAAGTTATCCTTTAGCTTGCTGCTAAACATTGCAAACATCTGAGGTGTGTCTTGGTCAAAGAACAAGCCACCAACAAAAACAATCTCGCCCTTACCATCTCGAACAAGGTAAACCTCGCTCATCTCAGTCATTTCTTTTAACGCATCAATGACATTAGTATGCCCAAGCTTATATAGCTCTCTTACATTCTCTGGATGAATAACGTGTATAAACTCATACACATGATCCTCTTGAAAAGGGGTCAAGTAGTAAGACCCCCTTTCCATGATTTTGATTTCATCCATAAAGTTTCTGATACCCTTCATTTACTTTATTAACCCAATTGTCATCGCGTCTAGCTGGGTTCCAGTATCTTTCGTCCTTCATCATATCTTGCAACTCAACTTCGCTGAAGTTTGCTGCAATGTTGTTTTGCTCTGAAACACTTGGGTCTTTCATCGCTGACATGATTGCCTCAAGCGCAACAATGCCCTCAGACGTTTCGCACATACGCTCAATCGCTGGGATGGCCTCTTCTGGAAAGAACTGATTGGCAAAAAGGTTTGCTGCTTCGATCCTAGCTGTAGAGTTTTCGCCTAGCTTTGCAGCTTCAGCTTCCATGTCTGGCTCTGGACCCATGCCATTCATGTACATCTCAATACCCTTTTGAAATTCTTCGTGGGTATATCCATTGCCATGACAGTGCTCTGCCCATTGCTGAAGCATATCGCTCTGCAATGCCTCTTCGCTATCAATAAAGTCTGGCAACTCATATTCACCAGCGCTTGCTGGAACGCCTTCAGACGCCTGAGTTTGCAACTCTTCCATTAAGCGATTGCGAACATCTTCTTCTTTTTCGCCTAGTTTAGACTCAAGTGCCTTGTATGCTTTGCCTAAATCCGCTGGATCATTAAACTTTTCTGGAAGCCATTCAGGGCGTTCAGGTGTTGCCTCTGGTGTTGCATCAACCTGTGCTTCTACTGGTGCTTCACTTGCTTGTGCTTCTTGTTCCATTATTCTTTACCTTGTGTGCATGATTCATACGACTTTCCAAAAGGCCAACGATATAACGCTGGCCCTCCATGTGGCGCAATTCTTCCGTAGTAACATTAGGTCCGTGCACCATCTCAATGGTAATCGACCTTAAATACTTCAACACCGCTTGGCCTGTGTCTGAGCCAAGCAGCGTTGCTATGTTTTGACTGATCTCACGATCTTTGTTTTGTGGCCGCTGTATTCCATCAACGCCTACATTAATTTTCTGGTTCAAGCATTACTCCATTGGTTGTGGTGCTTGCCCCTGAGTTTGCTGCATTTGCTGCATCATTGCAACTATCTGTTCGCGTTCTTGTGCATCTCTTATCAAAGTATCTGGCACACCAAACTTCTTAGCTAGATATGCAGCAGTCTCTTCACTGTTAATAAGTAGCTGCATCATCTCTGGGCCAAACGCGCCTTGAGCCAATTCAAGGAAGCGCGATACTGCTGTAATATCTTGGTTGGCTTGCGCTTGCGCCAATGGCGACACTGACTTAACTTTAACTTCACGACCATTCACCATAGGCACATCAATGCGCCCCTGCTTCTTTAAGATATGAATAACCCTTTGCAGCACAGGCTGAACCAATTCTACTTGCAGCCTTCCAAATGCAGAGCCAATCCGACGAGACAAGTCAGCCATACGCTCCGCAACCTCAGTTGCAGAGGCAGGAGTTCTATTCGGATCGCCAAGCATATCGTTGTATAGCGCTCGCTTGATATTGTTTCTCATGTCGTTGAGAATCAATTGAGCAACATCAAAGCTTCCCGCTGCTTGTATAGGTTGCAATCCCGCAGAGCCCATTGCCTTTGGGATGATCGTGCCCGGAACTAAATTAATCGTATCAGGGTTTACCACACCATCATCTTCCATTTGATAAATGCCAGAGATAGCCATCTGTGCATTCTCAAGGATTAGCTCAACAGTTAGATTAGTTGTCTTAATTGCTGAGAGGGCATTGAACAAAGG